CACGGCCTGGAGGGCAGCATGAGCCGTCGCGGTAACTGCCATGATAATGCGGTTGCAGAAAGCTTTTTCCAGTTGCTGAAGCGTGAACGGATAAAGAAAAAGATCTACGGAACGCGGGAAGAAGCCCGCAGCGATATTTTTGATTACATCGAAATGTTTTATAACTGTAGGCGTCGGCATGGTTCGAGTGATCAGATGCCACCGGCTGAATATGAAAACCTGTATTATCAACGGCTCGGAAGTGTCTAGATTATCCGTGGCGATTCAGCGCAAGTCGGTGCATAATATTATGCTGACGTTGTAGAGCTGGCATTGCCCGGAAGGCATATAGTTCCCTGTTATCCTTCCTGACTTGCCAGCCGCAAATCTGACGCTGTGCCTGCAGACTATGTCTGCGGTGTAGGTGGATGACTAGCTGGCAATAAACATTGCCTCATCCGAAAGGAATGCAGAAGTAATTAGCTTAATGATACTTACCCGCCGCATGTAGATTTTTTATTACTTGTTATCGCCATAGCTAAAGCGCTGCCGCTACTCTTGGTCATGCATAAGGAAGTGTGTATGTAAGCGACTGATTAGATATGGCCTGGATTTCACCCAACAAAAAACCCATTTATGTAAACGGGTTAGTGAAAACAATTACTTGCAAGGTAATCAATAAGTTAGGTTAGTGGTAAGGAGTGGCGATTACTGTGCAGTGCCAACCGCTGCCGCCACTTTGTCGCCACTTGGTAGGGTAGCTAACGGATTGAAGCGCAGGGCCGTTTCAAGATGGTCAGGGGCCAAGTGAGCATAGCGCATGGTCATTTTTATGTCGTGATGGCCGAGGATTTTCTGCAGGGCAAGGATGTTGCCGCCAGACATCATGAAGTGTGCTGCGAACGTATGACGCAGAACGTGTGTAAGCTGACCGCGTGGAAGCACGATGGAAGTTTTGTCCATCACTGACAAGAACTGGAAGTAGCAATCCGTAAAGAACTTGAAGCCGTCCAGGGCAATAATTTCCTCGTAAAGCTTTTTGCTGATCGGAATGCTTCGGTTCTTTTTGCCTTTGGTCCTGACAAACGTAATTCGGTATTTAGTGACCTGGGAGCGTGTGAGATTTACAGCTTCGCGCCAGCGTGCTCCGGTACTCAGACATATCTTAACGACGAGGGCGAGCAGGGGGCTTTGGCGGTTGCAGTCGTACAAAAGCTCAGTAATTTGTTCATGCGTCAGCCAGGCCATCTCCTTTTCTGCGATGGTGAACTTGCGCATGTTCTCCAGCGGGTTCGGTGCTGTCCATTCTCCGAGTCGGGCCAGCTCGCTAAAAACACCGCTCAGATAGCTTTGTTCAAGGTTGATAGTTACCGGGCTGGCACCTTTCTTCCACTTCTCACTGAAATAGATTTCACCCGTCAGGCGTTTGTCACGGTAATGAGCGAATAATTTCGAGCTGAGATCAGTAGCAAGAGGGTTTCCGAGAGCATCGACCATCAGGACAAGCTTGTCGTAAACATGTTCACCAGCGGTAAGAGATTTGCCGTGCAGTTTAAACCAGAGTTCAACCACATCTTTCAGCGTCCGACGGTCTACCGATTCACCCAGCCAGGGCTTAGTCTCTGCCTCATCCATCGTGTGACGCTCAAAAGCTAGTGCTTCGCCTTTTGTGGCGAACTGCCTACGCACACGGCGTCCACTACGTCCAGCGGGGTAGCATTCACAAATCCATTTTCCTGTGTCGAGTTTTCGTACTGCCATAAAAAAGCCCTCATGTCTGAGGGCTAAATTTAACTGTATGTTTGAACAGTGGTCAATGTTTGAGTTGTGCTTATCAAACATATACTCAAGTTTTCTCTTTCAAAGATTCTTTAGAAGGCAAGCTATCTTTTAAAGATGAAATAATGCTCTGAATTCCTGGTGGGTGTTCAGTCTGATCGGAAAATGCTGAATCACCAGACATGTTCCAATCTTTGAACACATTTACCGCATCTTCTTTTGTAGCAGTTGAACCATATATTTGAAGAAACACTTGGCCGAACATAAGTGCATGTTGCCGATCTTTTCTTCTGATAGATTCGTGTGTGTACTTCTTGGAATTATTCAAACAAAAATACGCAAGCCAAGATAACAAGGTTATACCAAGAAGCCCGCGAGTGAAAACATATATTAGGTTGATGGTTTCAAGTTCTTTGAAGTCTATTTTTAGGAAGAAAGTTATAAAAGAAGCAATTATAGCACCTATTGCGAATAAAATTCCAAAGCCAGACCAAATATATGACATAAATATGAAATGCTTATCATCAAGTTTTAATTTGTCTTTTACCCCTTCGACGTAGCTGGGTATTTTTTCATCAATTCTATTTTGTTGAACTTTGCCACTAAGCTCTTCGACACGTGAAGTCAGCTGTTTGATCTTCTCTTCTTTTTCGCTAGATTGCTGCCGAATCGCTATAATCTCATGTTGTAGCAGCATTCTATCACGTTCAATTTTAGTATTTAAGCTTTCTGATTCTAATAACTTTCTTGTAATCTGAGCTATTCGTTTATGTAAGATCTCTTTTACATTTTTTTGTTGTTTATCCATGAAGTCATTTTCTTCAATATTTTCAAATGACATGTCATTTTCTAACTCTATATTGTTTTCTGTCGATATTTCATCATCATTTTTTTTATGCGAATTTTTATTTAAAAACCGTATCATTTCATCATCAAATACTGAAAAAATTTCAGCATCAATTAATTTCTTGAGTTCGTTATAGTAATTTTTGTCGAAATATTTTCTATTATTATCAAGTAAGGCGTATCTTTGTTCTTTATCCTGTTGCATAATATGCTCTCAAATAGAATGAAATCATTTAAATTTTAACCATTACTTGGAACAAACATTTGCCTACTGCTTTTATATCTGTAAGCGAACATTCGAATGATGCATTCAAGTTTTCAACTTTAAGTTTCCCAATAGGAATGCGTGTTAGACTACGGATACTATTCATTCCTTCAATTTCAACTAACCATTCGCCATCAGTAATTTCGTTAAATTGTTGTTCAATTAAATAATTAGTTTCCCCGATTGCCAGAAATGCTGGCATTTGAAAAAAGGACGGAAGCAACGAAGTATCAAACAAAATAAAACCATCATCTATGATCTTCCCTTCACTGATGGTTAACTTTGGCAATGCGATAGTATCTTTTTTGTCTCGCCCAAGCATTTTTCCTTTTCCAAAAGCTAACCATTCTATCGGGACATCAGTTTCCAAGGCACATTGCAAAACCCAATCAGCAGGAAAGATGTCACGCATGTAGCGTGTAGCCATGGTGCTTTTTGATACGCCCAAATGGTCGCAGAGAGCCTGGCGAGTGGTGAACCCATACGCCTCAACCAAGCGTTCAATTACTTTCTTCCCACCGCTATTGAAATCCAAAAGTCCTCCAAAAAGATCTCAAATACATTGACAGATTCCAAAAGCGATCTTAAAGTTGAACTCGAAGTGTTCTTTTGGAGCCTTCACAACTAATCACGATAAACTACGGCTCGCCACAAGCCGAACTAAAGAAGGAATGTTGCACTATGACCCCAAACATTTCAATCACTCTGAATACACCGCATGTCACAATTGAGCGCTATAGCGAACTTACAGGCCTCCCAGTTGATACGATCAATGACATGTTGGCTGATGGTCGTCTTCCACGGCATCGTCTCCGTAAAGATAAAAAGCGCGAAAAGGTCATGATTAACATGGCTGCTCTGACGGTTGATGCACTATCGGTTTAAAAAACGTTTGCTCATCGCATTTAGATTTAAGGTTCGATTTTGCGATAAGTTCGGAGATGAAAACTATGTTTGATTATAAAGTTTCCAAACAAAGACACTTTGATGAAGCCTGCCGGGCTTTCGCTCAACGCCACAACATGGCGCAGCTGGCAGAAAGTGCAGGTATGAACGTTCAAACCCTTCGTAATAAGCTCAACCCAGAGCAACCACACCAGCTGACTGCGCCAGATATCTGGCTGCTGACCGATCTCACCGAAGACTCAACACTGGTTGATGGTTTTTTGGCGCAGATCCATTGTCTGCCGTGTGTGCCAACTAATGAAGTCGCGCGGGAGAAAATGCCTCAGTACGTCCTGAAAGCCACTGCCGAGATCGGTCGTGTTGCTGCAAGTGCGGTTTCTGGTGTTCAGCTAAATGCGACCACCCGCCGTCAGGTCGTCGAAAGCGTCAATTCTGTTACCCGTCTAATGGCTCTTACCGCGATTTCACTGCAGGCGCGGTTGCAAGCTAACCCGGCAATGGCAAGTGTCGTCGATACCGTGACGGGCCTTGGTTCTTCGTTTGGGCTGAGCTGAGGCGTTTATGCTGAACAATGAACCCTCATTTGCGTCTCTTCTCGTTAAGCAAAGCCCGGCAATGCACTGCGGCCATGGCTGGATCATGGGGAAAGATGGTAAGCGCTGGCATCCGTGCCACTCGCAGGATGCACTTCTGGCCGACCTGTCCACTATCCAACAGGGGAAACCATGGCTATTGAAGGTCCTGCAGCGACTGTTCCACTGAGTACTGGTCAGCGCCTGAATGGGCTGAACCACATCGCGGAACTGAGAGCAAAAGTGTTTGGTCTGAATATTGAGCGAGAGCTGGAACGGTTTATTAATGAGATGCGCGATCCACGCGATATTAATCTTAAACAGAACGAGAGGGCACTGGCCGCCATATTCTTCATGGCAAAAATTCCAGCAGAACGTCACTGCGTCAATATTAATGAGCTGACCACTGACGAAACGCGGGAGCTGATAAAAGCAATGAATCATTTTCGTGCAGTGGTGAGCTTATTTCCCAAACGGCTAACCATGCCGAATTAACCCAAAACAGAAATTAATGGCGTAAACCCGCCGGGCATTCTTTTGCCCAAATTCAGGAGAATTGATTATGCGAAATAGTGTAACCCGTACCACTAAAACCGAGCCAGACGATGCCGGATTATTCCAGCTGTTTAACGAGACTCGTCTGGATGAGCGCAAAAGCTGTGCCTTTGCTGTTTCCATCCGCATGGAGGCGCTGGCGATCCATATCCTAAAAGAAGGGATGAACGGAGTGGAGGCGGCGGAACTGCTGCGCCGTGAAGTCGCCCGTTATGAAGCTGAATCACGCGGGGACTGGCACTGATGGCTGATTCCATGGACCTCGTACAGCAACGCGTTGAAGAAAACCTGCAGCGCCATATCCAAAACGCCCGCGCACGAAAGCCGGGTATCGCTCGCGTGCTTTGCATCGATTGCGACGCGCCAATCCCAACAGCTCGCAGACAAGCTATCCCTGGAGTTCAGTCCTGCGTCACATGCCAGGAAATCGCAGAGCTGAAAGGGAAGCACTACACCCGAGGTGCGCTGTGAGCTTCGGAACCTGTCAATGATGCCTGAATTAATAGATGACAATGGCGGCCCGACTGAGGCCGCCATGGTTTTCCCATGGAATGCCCCGAAAAAAGCTATAAACCCCTATCTGGACCCGGCGGAAGTTGCGCCGGTTTCTGCGCTTTCAAACCTGATCACTCTTTACGCTGCGGATAACGAGCAGGAACAGTTACGCTGCGAGGAGCTGAGTGATGAGGTCTGGGAACACTATTTCTTCAATGAATCCCGCGATCCTGTTCAGCGTGAAATGGAACAGAACCAGCTCATCAGCCGCGCCAAAATGGCACGTGAGCAGCAACTTTTTAATCCCGATCTGGTCATACTTGCCAACGTCAGCGCCGAACCCGCCCACGTCAGCAAACCTCTGCTGGAAAGGATTAAGTTCTTCCAGGGGCTGGGCAGGCCGAAGGCATATTCCCGCTATCTGCACGAGACCATCAAACCGTGTCTTGAGCGGCTGGATCGCGTGCGTGAAAGTCAGGTGTCTGCTTCTTTCCGGTTTATGGCGAGTCATGAAGGACTGGAGGGGTTGCTTATACTGCCTGAAATGAACCAGGAACAGGTCAAGCGCCTGTCTACACTGGTTGCGGCACAAATGAGCATGTGTCTCGATGCGGCCTGCAGTGAGCTGTTTGTGACGGATGACGTGAAGCCTGAACAAATCCGCCAGTCATGGGAAAAGGTAGCGGCAGAAGCTATGCGTCTTGATGTCATTCCGCCTGCCTTTGAACAGCTGCGCCGCAAGAAACGCCGTCGCAAGCCGGTGCCCTATGACCTTATTCCGGGTTCGCTAGCGCGAATGCTGTGTGCAGACTGGTGGTACCGCAAACTGTGGCAGATGCGCTGCGAGTGGCGGGAGGAACAGCTGCGCGCCGTTTGCCTGGTCAACAAGAAAGCATCCCCGTATGTCAGCTATGAAGCCGTGATCCACAAACGCGAGCAGCGCCGCAAATCGCTGGATTTTTTCCAGTCGCACGAGCTGGTCAGTGCCGACGGTGACACGCTGGATATGGAAGATGTGGTGAACGCCAGCAGCAGCAATCCGGCGCACCGCCGTAATGAAATGATGGCCTGTGTGAAGGGACTGGAGCTGATCGCAGAAATGCGCGGCGACTGCGCCGTGTTCTATACCATCACCTGCCCGTCACGCTTCCACGCCACGCTCAACAACGGCAGGCCTAATCCGAAGTGGACCAGCGAAACGGTCCGGCAGAGCAGTGATTATCTGGTCGATACCTTCGCTGCATTCCGCAAAGCCATGCACAAAGCCGGTCTGCGCTGGTATGGCGTCCGCGTTGCTGAACCGCATCATGATGGCACCGTACACTGGCATCTACTGTGCTTCATGCGCAAAAAAGACCGCCGCACGCTCACTGCGCTGCTGCGTAAATTTGCCATTCGTGAGGACCGAGACGAGCTGGGCAACAATACCGGGCCACGCTTCAAGTCTGAACTCATCAACCCGCGCAAAGGTACGCCCACCAGTTATATCGCTAAATACATCAGCAAAAATATCGACGGGCGTGGCCTGGCGAAAGAGATCAGCAATGAAAGCGGCAAATCACTGCGCGACAGCGCCGAGCACGTCACTGCCTGGGCATCCTTGCACCGCGTCCAGCAGTTCCGCTTCTTCGGTATTCCAGGCCGTCAGGCGTACCGCGAGCTGCGTTTGTTGGCCGGGCAGGCCGCGAGAGCGCAGGGTGATAAAAAAGCAGGTGCGCCGGTACTGGAGAATGCGCGGTTGGATGCAGTACTGGCTGCCGCTGATGTGGGCTGCTTTGCCACCTATATCATGAAGCAGGGCGGCGTACTGGTTCCCCGTAAAAATCACCTCATCAGAACCGCATACGAGCTTAACGACGAGCCGGGCACCTACGGCGATCACGGCATCCGAATCTATGGCATCTGGTCCCCGATTGTTGAGGGCCGGATCTGCACGCACGCGATGAAGTGGAAAATGGTTCGTAAGGCCGTTGACGTTCAGGAGGCGACAGCCGACCAGGGCGCTCGCGCCCCTTGGACTCGTGGCAATAACTGTCCCCCTGTTGAAAAAATGTACCAGACAGGGGGCGAACTACCGGGTAGCGAAGAACCTACAGTGCTACCGGACTTCGAAAACATGAGCAAAAAGGAACTGCGCGAGCTGACGACAAGGCTGCGGCTGGTTAAACCGAAGCGCCGAAAAGGCTATAAACAGGAAATTACGGAGCACCAAAGGCTACAGCTCGATGCGGAGTTGCTGTCCAGAGGCTTTGACGCCACTGAAACGGAAGTGGATCTGCTTCTGCGTGGCGGCAGCATTCCATCTGGAGCCGGGCTGCGCCTGTTTTACCGTAATCAACGGCTGCAAGAAGATGATAAGTGGCGTCAGTGGTACTCATAGCCGCTACGTTGCTTAACGTGATGGCGATAGCAGCATGAGACATATCAGATGGAAAGCTTAAAAAGCATTTTACATTCGGGAAAGCATCATTTACTGTATTTATAACCAGTGGATATATATACAGTTATCTATCCAGTAGTATCAAGAGGAGGGAAGATGCAGGATTATTTCTTGGAGTCGTTGAAGCTCCAGCGCATAGACTTTTTTATCAAGCTTGTAGCGGCTAGTGAGTGTGATGATGAGGAAAAGCGGCTGGCTATCCAGTGGGTTTCTGAATTGACGGATGAGCTGATGGCGAAAATTCGTGCTCATGAATACGGTCGCTCGATGGATCTTCCCAGTTAGTAGCAAGAACGTTGTTGGCGTGAGAATTTGATTCTGACGCCAGCAAGGTTGAATAACGAGTGCGGCGAGGCGTTAGTTGTTTCATCAATGCAGAAACACAACATGTGCCCTTTTGGGAGATGTAGGTGGAGTTGGAAACAGTTTTTCTTGTTCTGACTGTGAAAATGGGATAGATAAACGAGTCTACAGGATGTTTGCGACCCGGCATTGTTCTACAATGAGGTCATAACAAGAATAATTATCAGCAATGCCACATGTTACGTAGGCACAGCGAGGAGGTCGTATGACTAAGATATTTGGAAAAATTCTTTCAGCTCCAGGTAGGTTGATGCAAGGTGTCATCCAGCAGGAGATTGAGCAGTCCAACAACAGCAAAATAACCACTGATGCCAATGGCAACGCAGTGCTGAACATGGATAACAAGCAGGTACGTGAGTCAATGCAGGCCAGAATGAGAGAACTGGCTGCTAAACGTTAAGGATAAACGATGGGACCATTGGTCATAATGGTTGTACTCGTATGCGGGTTTTGGTACACGGAGAACCATTATCAATCCCGCATACGGCACGCAAGAACTAATGGCTGGACATCATACTTCTATGTTGCAATGCATGGGTGTAAATTTGTCATTCAAGGATTTGGTTTAGTTCTTTTTTTATACCTCTTACTACTTGCCGTAAGTCTTCTAATCTCGATCCCTCATTTGTTTTCTGCGTCTTATCAGATGAAAGACCTCTATTCATGGCTGACGGATAAAACAATCCTCTCCTACCCCGTATTTTTTGTCCTTTCTATGGCTGCTGCCAGCTTCATGGCTTATGTCGCGGGAGATGTAGCCAGAAAAGCGATTAAAAACGAAGAGGTCAGACAGGCAGCCTACCGTGAAATGGCCGCAATGGATGGGGTTGAGTCGCTTTTGGTACAGGCAATTGATGAAGACATGCTAATTTTTGTCACATTAAAATCACGCAAGGTTTATATCGGATATGTCGCAGCGCCTCGTATTGAGCACAGCCACACACAGCATCTAGCGATTATCCCTTATATCAGTGGATATCGTGATAAGGACACACTCCGTTATCATGAACAACATCGCTACTACGAGCTGTATCTGGAAAAGGGCATTGCTGCTAATCAGCATGATCGAGGGTTAAACCTTCAACATTTTCGCCATGTGATACCAATGGATCAAGTCGAAGCTGTTTCGTTGTTTGATACGGGCACCTATATGTCATTTGACAGCTACTCAGTACCAGAGAAGGCAGAGCAGGATACCACTGCATGACTATGCTGCATGAATCCGCATGATCGTGTGAGGATCGTTTTAGCTGAGGCCCGCCAGTAATGGCGGGCTTTTGCTTATGTCATGCAGGCGCATGAAAACCGCTACATAAAGCGGGCAGGCGTGGCGGGGATACGAGCGCGCGCTTATGCTTGGACTAATGACTTCTCTGCAGTATTATGGAGCAAACAAAGATATGGACTAATCTTATGTACAAGTATTGGGTTTTGTGGGGGTCTGTTTTTTTCCTCTTAGTGGTCTTTATGGGGTGTGTGCCCTTTGAACCATTCCAAAAGTGGTGGTTTACTCTAAATTTCATGGCTAATGTTGACATAATTAGAGCTATTCTTTCTGTAGTCATATTATGTTTAGTAGTTTATATACTTTTTGTTGGTCTTATGCACCAAAGATACTCTCTTCGAGTGGAGCAACTTAGCTTCGGTGGTGTAAATATATTATTAAATAAATCAGACCTGTTATTTAGGAAAAGTGTTAAAAACTATTTGGATACCAAGCGATCTTTATTCAAAATTGATCCTAGGTATGATTCATTTGAAGAGGTGTTAAATTCTTATTTCGAATGTTATAAATTCATTCGTGATGAAATGAAATTATTAGATGTAAAGAAAAAAAGAGATAAAAAGCTTTATGATCTTTCTAATGAAGTTCTTCGAACACTTAATGAGTTTTTAACAAAATATCAAAATAATTATCGAAGATGGCATAAATATGTTTCAGAAAATGATAAGGTTTTAACTCGTGAAAAAGATTCAAAGGGTAAATATATTGTCCTTCCTTATCACCTGACTCCAATTGGCAAAATTCAATCACATTATTATCATTTTAATAAAATGTTGAACGCCTTCAATGAAGTTAATCAATTTTTTAATGAGAAAATTGTACATGAATTTGACGTTAATACTAAGAAATGGAGTTTGTAATGCATAAAACATTCCTAAGCTATCATCATGCGAATGAGCAAGATCTGAAAGATGAATTAATAAAAAAACATGGGGGTGAATCGTTTATTGATAAATCGGTTTCGGATGGAGATATAAATGAAGATAATGCCGAAGAGACGATAATGAAAACAATTCGAGAGGATTATCTCGCGGATTCTACTGTAGTTGTAGTTCTTGTTGGAGAAAAAACAGCTCTGCGGAAGTATGTGAACTCAGAAATTCAGGCGGCTTTATGGGGCAAACCAACCGGATTGATAGCAGTAGTCAGAAATGAAATCTATGATAAGATTTTTGCAGAAAGTACCTGCACTGGTAATGACTGTAATTGTGGGATAAAATTAAGGAGTATTACGAGTTATTATGATGATTACATGCCATATCTAGTGGGTGCAAATCATCGCTATGCGAATCAAACCAAAACCCCTCACTTTGATGATGTTATGGTATATTGTTCTGTTGTAAGGTATTCAAGATTTTTAAATGATCCTGAGAAATATATAGATATAGCATTCGGTAAAAGAGGCGTAGTCGAGGTATCGGCAAAAAGAAATAAAGATGGCGTGCCAGTGGTCGGCCGTTGAAGATGTGTAAAAGCCACATAGGTGGCTTTTACTGTATTGCTAATGATAGGCTGAAGTTACATACATTATAAAGACTCTAATTCTAATTTATAATGATCAAAGCTAATGACTCGCTCCCCTATCCAAGAATTCAACTCCGACATTCTTTTCTGAAGTGGGATTAATTCATTTCGAACAAAAACTCTTGCTGCCTTCTCCACATCCCCAAATCCCCCAACATTACTCGGCATGATCCCCATCATCTGCGGCGGAACGCGGTGAGCAGCCATCATGTCATCGCGGCTCACGTTTTTGATATTAAGAAACTCATCCTTAGCCGCGACCTCTGACAGCGGGATAATTTGAATTCCATCTTTTTTTCCGTTCGGTGAGTACATAAACAGGTTACGGAAGTTGCCCGGCCCTTTGGCACTTTTCATTGCCTGGCGGATATTGTTCACGTCCTCCTGGTTCTGCGCGGCGTCGGTCATGTACATAATGAAGCCCGCATGGCTGCCGTTGATGTAATACTTGCGGCGGAACAGCGTGGCGGACTCATTCAGCAGGGCGGAAGGGATGGCGGACAGATATTCCGGCAGGCCGTAAATCTCCTGGTTTAAATCCGGCTCCATCAGGTGAAAAATACTGCCTCTGGTGAACTCATACGGCTGCGTGGTCATACCGTATTGCACAAACCAGTAGGTATCGAGATCGATCCCGCGGCGTGTGTATTTCGCCAGTGATGGTTCCAGTGACAGAATGCCGCCGAGACGGTTCGTCCGTTTCTCCAGATAGGCGTTACCAAACACCAGATAGTCCTGCACGAAGCGGCTGAACGCCTGCTGGCTCAGCAGCGGATGAGGGATAAAGGTGCTGGTCAGAATATTACGCTTCACGGCAATCGGGGAGCTGTGATGCACGGCCGCGCGATAGGTGCGTGCCAGTCCGTCAAAGCTGACCGGCGGCTCATACCAGCGGTCCATCTGCACGCACTCGACATAATCCAGCAGCTCGCGGCGGTCCAGTACCGGGATCGGGTCGCCAAAGCTGAAGGCCTCTGCTCTGGTTGCGCCGCTGTGCTGAACATTATGCGCGGCTGCAGCGCGGTTTCCTTTTTTCTTACCCATCAAAAAATCTCCACAATATTGCTGGTATTGGCGGCTTCGCCCTGCAGCGGTTCGTTAAACAGTGCGTGCATCGTTGCCCAGGCCAAGTCTGCATGGCTGGCTTCTTCGCTGCGGCTGGCTTCGTAGGTGGGGCGGTTCCCGCTGGCAGTAGTGGCGCGGCGGATTGCCATAAAGGACTGCGCAATGTCAATGTGTCCGGCGTCAAACTCCAGACGACGGTGGCTGATAATGTCGTATGCTTTGAGCACCAGGGCGTTTTTCACGTTCGGGTTGTATACGAACTCACGCACGGCAGGGAAGAACGCCTTCACGTTCTCATACACGCCGTGGCCGACGCCGGTCGAGTCAATGCCGATATAGGTCACGTTGTACTGCTGCGTTAGCTTTTTGATCGCGTCAGCCTGCGCGCGGAAGTCCATTCCGCGCCACTGGTGCCGCTCAAGAATGCGGAACTTGCCGCCCGGCACGGCTGGCGGAGCCATCACCACGCATCCGGCGCTGTCACCGTTCTGCGTACCTTTCGCCGGGTCATAGCCGATCCAGACTTCGCGCCAGCCAAACGGGCGCAGCGCCAGAGCCTGAAAATCGGACCACACTTCCCAGCTGTCCACCATGCACGCCTGCAGCTCGCTCAGCGGAAACACGGACGCCAGATCGTCGATAAACTCGCACATCAGCAGGTTCTGGTATTCGTCCGGGCTGTACTCCATGCGCAACTGGTCCAGGTCGAACAGGTTACAGCCGCCGCGCACCGCATCCTCCACGGTGACAATCTGGCGGTACTGACCGTCAGGGCAGAGGAGGCCGGGGGCCAGGCTGCCGTGAGTCAGGTCAATATCTACTTTGTCTGCTTTGTTACGGCCCCGGTTGAACAGTGCGCCGGACCAGAAGGGATAGGCGCTGTGGGTCAGGCTTGATGGCGTGGAAAAATAGGTTTGCCGCCATTTTTTGTGAATGGCCATACCCGACGCAACCTTGCGCAGCTCCTGGAATTTCGGAATCCAGAAATATTCATCCAGGTACAGGTTGCCGTGGTAGCTCTGCGCCGTGCGGGCGTTGGTGCCGAGGAAGTACAGGCACGCGCCGTTGCTGAGCGTCATCGGGTCGCCTTTCAGTTCCACATCAACCTCTTTTGCAAAGTCAATGATGTACTGTTTAAAGACGTGTGCCTGCGCCTTACTGGCTGAGAGGAAAATCTGGTTGCGGCCGGTGGTGATGGCGTCAATCAGCGCCTCCCGGGCAAAAAAGAAGGTCGCCCCGATCTGGCGCGATTTAAGCAGGTTGCGGATACGGTGGCGGTTGCCTGCTTCATACCAGTGGCGCTGGTAGGCGAACATCGAGCCGTGAAAAACCTCCTGCAGCTTCTCGATCTGTTCGTCGGTGAAAACGTTCTTTTCAGGCTGACGGCGTGGACCTTTGTTGCGGTTGGCTACGTTCGGGTTTAAATCCGCCTCGTTCCCGCCGTCGTTGAATTTACCGATCCGGGCGTGGCGCTCTGACTGGCGCGCCAGCAGGTCAATTTCCTTGAAGTCTTTCCCTTCTTTCTGCTCCTTCATAATGAGCTGGCAGTAACGCGCGGCGGTAGTGAGCTGCATCTGATCCAGCGGCCCATAGTCGCCCCACTTGTCGCGCTTCTTCCAGCTGTGAACGGTTGCAACTTTCTCGCCCAGCATTTCAGCAATGCGGGCTACGCGGTATCCCTGGAAGTACAGCAGCATGGCCTGCCGACGGGGATCGAGGTCTGCGGGGGTCAGTGTTGTGTTCATGGCACAAGCCTACGGCCTTGACAGTGCGCTTTCCCCGGCTGCGGTTTGTATGGCCGACCGCACAAGCGCCGCGCGTTGTTTCACTCCCCCCATCACCGCAACCATAAGACTCCAGTAAGTTTTTTCTAACGGAGCAAGGCTCATGACAGTGAAAGCAAAGCGTTTCCGTATCGGGGTGGAAGGTGCCACCACCGACGGGCGCGAAATCCAGCGTGAATGGCTGGAGCAGATGGCGGCCATCTACAACCCGGAGGTCTACACCGCGCTGATTAACCTTGAGCACATCAAGTCTTATCTGCCGGAAAGCACCTTTAACCGCTACGGCAGAGTGGCGGCACTGGTTGCTGAAGAAATTCAGGACGGCCCGCTGAAAGGGAAAATGGCGCTGTATGCCGACGTGGAGCCGACCAGCTCACTGGTTGAACTGGTCAAGAAAGGCCAGAAGCTTTTCACCTCCATGGAAGTCAGCCCGAAGTTTGCCGACACCGGCAAAGCCTACCTTGTTGGCCTGGCCGCCACTGACGATCCGGCGAGCCTGGGCACCGAAATGCTGACCTTCAGCGCCAGCGCCGCACGAAACCCGCTGGCAAACCGCAAACAGAATCCTGAAAACCTCTTTACCGCCGCTGAAGAAACGCTGATCGAACTGGAAGAAACCCAGGACGAAAAGCCGTCCCTCTTTGCCCGCGTCACCGCCCTGTTCACCAAAAAAGAGCAGACCGATGACGCGCGTTTCTCCGACGTGCACAAAGCCGTTGAGCTGGTGGCCACCGAGCAGCAGAACCTGAGCGAGCGCACCGATAAATCCCTGGCCGATCAGGACGCGCGCATTTCTGAACTTGAAACTTCGCTGCAGGAGCAGCAGTCCGCCTTTGCCGAGCTTCAGCAGCAGCTGAGCTGTGAAGACAGCCGAAAAGATTACCGCCAGCGCGCGCCGGGCGGTGACGCACCGGCAGGCACCCTGACCAATTGCTGATGGAGCATAAAACCCGATGAAAAAGAATACCCGCTTTGCCTTTAACGCCTACCTGCAGCAGCTGGCGCGCCTGAACAACGTGGAAGTGGAAGAGCTTTCCAGCAAGTTCACCGTGGACCCGTCCGTGCAGCAGACGCTGGAAGACCAGATCCAGCAGTCCGCCGCTTTTCTGACGCTGATTAACATCACGCCGGTTGCTGAGCAGTCCGGCCAACTGCTTGGCCTGGGTGTTGGCTCCACCATTGCCGGAACCACCGACACCACGACCAAAGAGCGCGAACCTACCGATCCGATGCTGATGGAGGACGTGGAATATAAATGCGAACAGACCAACTTTGACACGGTGCTGACCTACGCAAAGCTGGACCTGTGGGCGAAATTCCAGGACTTCCAGGTGCGTATCCGTAACGCCATCATCAAGCGCCAGGCGCTGGACCGCATCATGATCGGCTTCAACGGCGTGAAGCGCGCCAAAACCTCCAACCGCGCTGAAAACCCGCTGCTGCAGGACGTGAATAAAGGCTGGCTGCAGAAAATCCGCGAAGACGCGCCGGACCACGTAATGGGCAGCACCACTCAGGACGGCACCACCACTGCAGGCGCGGTGAAGGTGGGCAAGGGCGGCGACTATGCCAACCTGGACGCCGTGGTGATGGATGCGGTTAGCGAGCTGATCGACGTGGTTTATCAGGACGATGACGAACTGGTTGTTATCTGCGGCCGCGAACTGCTGTCCGACAAGTATTTCCCGCTGGTCAACAAAGAACAGGAAAACAGCGAGAAAATCGCCGCCGATCTGATTATCAGCCAGAAACGCATGGGTGGCCTGCAGGCGGTGCGCGCGCCGTTCTTCCCGGCGAATGCCCTGCTGATCACCCGTCTGGATAACCTGTCCATCTACTGGCAGGAGGACACCCGCCGCCGCTCTGTTATCGACAACCCGAAACGTGACCGGATTGAAAACTTTGAATCCGTCAACGAAGCGTATGTGATTGAAGATTATCGCTGCGCGGCCCTGGTCGAAAACATCGAAATCGGTGATTTCACCGCGCCAGCTGCGCCGGAAGGTGGGGAGTAACGCATGAGCCTGAGTCCCGCACGGCAGCACCGCCTGCGCATTCAGGCCGAACAGGCCGCCCGGGAGGGCGGCAGTGTTCGCCATGCGTCCGGCTATGACCTGATGCTGCTGCAGCTGGCAGAAGATCGCCGCCGCCTTAAGGGTATCCAGTCCACCGTGAAAAAGGCGGCAATCAAGGTAGAGCTTCTGCCGAAGTATGCCGCCTGGGCGGAGGGCGTGCTGGTTGCCGGAGGTGCGCAGCAGGATGACGTGCTGATGTACGTGATGCTGTGGCGTATCGACGCCGGTGATTATGCCGGTGCGCTGGAAATCGGGCGTCATGCGCTGCGCCATGGCTGGGTGATGCCGCTGGGCAACCGCAACGTGCAGACTGTTCTGGCGGAAGAAATGGCGGACGCCGCACAAAGCGCCCTGCTGGCTGCCACCGGTTTTGATGCTGATCTGCTCCTGCAGACGCTGGACCTGACAACCGATCAGGATATGCCGGACCAGTCCCGGGCGCGCCTGCACAAAGCCATCGGCGCGGTAATAACCGAAAGCAACCCGGCTTCAGCCCTGAATCACCTTACCCATGCGTTGCAGCTCGATCCCCGCTGCGGTGTGAAAAAAGAAAAGCAGCAGCTGGAGCGCAGATTGCGCAGTGACAGCCGCTAACGAACGTGCCCCGCGCACGGGCGGCACGGGGTGGCGAAAGGCACTGCCACATCAAAACCCCGTCCACCGCCCACTATTTCAGGAGAAAGCCGCATGCAGTTTATTGCGCCAGAACAGGCACCGGAACAGGCGGACGTTATTAAAAATACGCCGTTCTGGCCTGACGTGGACCTGTCGGAATTTCGCAGTGTGATGCGCACTGACGGCACGGTGACGCAGCCCCGTCTGAGGCAGGTTGCGCTGACAGCCATTTCCGAAGTTAACGCTGAGCTGTATGACTTCCGCAACCGCCAGCAGATGCTGGGCTACCGGGATCTGGCTGGCGTACCGGCGGAAATGCTGGACGGCAAAAGCGAGCGCATCCAGCACTACCTTAACGCCGTGTATTGCTGGGCTCGCGCCGTGCTCAATGAGCGTTACCAGGATTATGACTCCACGGCGTCCGGGGTAAAGCGAGGGGAAGAACTGGCGGAGGCCAGCGGCGATCTGTGGCGTGATGCCCGCTGGGCTATCAGCCGGGTGCAGGATGCACCGCACTGCATGGTGGAGCTTATCTGATGAAAGTGCGTGCGCACCAGTATGACACGGTGGACGCGCTTTGCTGGCGTCATTACGGGCGCACGCAGGGTGTCACCGAGCAGGTTCTGCAGGCAAATCCGGGGCTGGCTGAGTATGGCCCTTTTTTACCGCACGGGCTGCAGGTGGAGCTGCCGGACATTCCGGCGACAACCACGGCGCAGACCGTCCAGCTATGGGACTGAATTATGACGCTTGAACGAATCAGCGCCTTTATCACGTACTGCATCGCTGTTTTGCTGGCATGGCTGGGCGATCTGTCGATTAAGGATGCTTCAACGGTTGGCGGCGTGCTGATTGGCGTGCTGATGCTGGCGATCAACTGGTACTACAAACACCAGTCTTTCAAACTGCTGCGCGGCGGCAAAATTTCGCGGGGGGAGTATGAGTCCTTCAATCGTTAAACGCTGCCTTGTCGGGGCAGTGCTGGCTATCGCCGCCACGCTGCCCGGTTTCCAGTCGCTGAATACCTCTGTTGAGGGGCTGAAGCTGTTAGCCGATTTCGAGGGGTGCCGCCTGCAGCCTTATCAGTGCAGCGCGGGCGTGTGGACTGACGGGATCGGCAATACGTCCGGCGTGGCGCCCGGTAAAACCATTACGGAACGGCAGGCGGCGCAGGGGTTAATCAGCAATGTGTTGCTGACGGAAAAAAGGCTGGATGCCTGCCTGAAGTTCAGGCCCCCGCAGCATGTTTACGATGCGCTGGTAAGCATCAGCTTCAACGTGGGCACCGGCGCAATATGCCGATCCACCATGGTGTCCTACATCAACCGCCAGCAGTGGTGGCAGGCCTGCAACCAGCTGCCGCGCTGGATTTACGTTAATGGGCAGAAAAATAAAGGGCTGGAGAACCGCCGCGCGCGGGAGCTGGACTGGTGCCTTAAAGGCGCTGGCGTATGACACGTGCATTAGTAGCAGTGCTGGCGCTGACTGTTGCGGCGTTGGGCTGGCAGTCGTGGCGGCTTAACACTGCCAGCCTCACCATCGAGACGCAGGGCGTGGCGCTGAAAAGCAAAACGCAGGAACTGACGAAGAAAAACAGCCAGCTGATCGGCCTGTCCATTCTGACTGAAACCAACAACCGGGAGCAGACGCGGCTTTATGCGGCGGCGGAGCAGACCTCCGCGCTGCTGCGCAACCGTCAGCACCGGATAGAGGAACTGAAACGTGAAAATGAGGATTTGCGCCGCTGGGCTGACACTCCTTTGCCTGCTGACATTATCCGGCTGCGGGAGCGTCCGGCCCTCGCCGGAGGTGCAGCTTACCGTGAGTGGCTGTCCCAGAGTGACGCAGTGCCGCCTGGAAAGGTCAGCGCCGCGCAGTAACGGCGATCTGAATGCGGTACTGGATGAAACGGAGGCCGCCTGGGCGGCGTGTGCTGACAAAGTGGACACGATAATTGCGTGTCAGGAGCGAGACAGTGAACAAGCCGCAGTCTTTACGCAGCGCCCTGAATAAGGCGGTGCCGTATGTCCGCAATAACCCGGACAAACTGCACCTGTTTGTGGATAACGGCTCACTGGTGGCAACCGGGGCCAGCTCCATGTCATGGGAGTACCGCTACACCCTGAACGTGGTGATCGAGGATTTCAGCGGGGACCAGAATCTGCTGATGGCTCCCGTTCTGCTTTGGCTCACGGACAATCAGCCGGATGCAATCAATAACCCTGAGCTGCGCGAAAAGCTGTTCACCTTTGACGTGGATATTCTGCGCAATGATGTGTGTGATATCAGCCTGAACCTGCAGTTGACGGAGCGCGTGCTGGTCAGCACTGACGGGGGCGTGTCGAGCGTCGAAGCGGCGCCGGAACCGGACGTACCGGAAGAAATGTGGACGGTAAAGCATGGGTAATCTGCAGAGGGTGGATGACTGGCTGGCGGCGTTGCTGGCGAATCTGGAGCCTGCCGCACGTCAGCGCATGATGCGCGAACTGGCGCAGGAGCTGCGCCGGAATCAGCAAAACAATATCCGCCTGCAGCGTAACCCAGACGGCAGCGGCTACGAGCCGCGCAAGGTCACGGCCAGAACCAAAAAGGGGCGGATTAAGCGGCAGATGTTTGCGAAGCTGCGCACGACGAAATACCTGAAAACTGCAGCCAGCGCGGACTCTGCCAGCGTGCAGTTTGCGGGGAAGGTGCATCGGATTGCACGCGTGCATCATTATGGCTTACGTGATCGCGTAAGCCGTAAAGGGCCGGAGGTGCGTTATGTAGAGCGCCGCCTATTGGGCGTAACTGATGAGGTGGAAATCCTCACCCGTGACACTCTGCTGAGCTGGCTTAATTCCTACCCCTGACTTTCTTTTATTGACTCGTCTATTGGCATTTCACTCTTTTCAGATGGAGGGGTTTCAGTTGAGTCTGCAATAGCGACTGAATTTTTAAATATTTCTGCTAGAGAAAATCCAGCCCGTGAAACGCAGACAACCGTTAGTGCTGCAATAAGCACAGAGAAAATTAGTGGGTGTGCAAGGGACCATTCATAAAAAGGGGATTCGTTTTTAGATATTGGTGTATGCTCGATAAAATAATTTACTGCATATATAAAAACGAAAGCGGTTTCTATATTCCATATTGCATTGAGGATGTTTTTATATAAATCAAAGGTCCCTTTTCTGATTAGGTGTAATCCCAGAGCGGTTGCGAATACAAAAATAGCGGCTAAATATTTTATTATATCTTGATCGATTTTTGTTTCTACCTGATCCCATATAAATGTTATGAGCGCTAATAATACGAAAACAGAGATGTAAACGCCTAAAGGGAATTTAAGGTTTAATTTCATTTAAGTCTCGCCTTTGATTTGTGTGAATGATTGTACAACACCGAATTAATGTCATTTTGATAACAAAAAGGCAAATTAAAAAACATGAATGCACAACTCACAGAAATCATGCGCCTTATCACCAACCTGATCCGCACCGGCACCGTGACCGAAGTGGACCGGGAGAACTGGCTGTGCCGGGTAAAGGTGGGCGAGCTTGAAACCAACTGGATTAACTGGCTGACACTGCGCGCCGGAGGAGGTCGCACCTGGTGGTGTCCATCGCCGGATGAACAGGTGGTGGTGCTGAGCATGGGCGGGAACCTTGAAACCGCTTTTGCGCTGCCCGCCATTTACTCCAATCAGTTTGCGCCGCCATCTGATTCAGTGGACGGCAGCGTGACGGAATACCCGGACGGGGGCTGGTTTGAGTACGAACCCGCCACCGGGCGCTGGCATGTCAAAGGTATCAAATCCATGGTGATCGAGGCGGCTGACAACATCACTCTCAAAACCGGTGAGTTTGTTGTGGAGGCTGACAGCACCCGTATTAACAGCGAAGTCGTGATTAACGGTGGCGTCACCCAGGGCGGCGGCGCGATGAGTTCCAACGGGATCGTGGTTGATGACCATGCCCATATCAAAGTCATGAAGGGTGGCGACACCTCGGGAGGCCCGGTATGACGCTGTATATCGGCATGAACCAGAGCAACGGCAGGGCAATAACGGACACGGACCATCTGCGCCAGTCGGTGCGGGATATTCTGCTGACGCCGCAGGGTAGCCGTATTGCCCGCCGCGAATACGGCTCCCTGCTGTCTGCCCTGATAGACCAGCCGCAGAACCCGGCGCTGCGCCTGCAGATCATGTCTGCGGTCTATGTAGCCCTGAGTCGATGGGAACCACGGATTACGCTGGATTCCATCACTATCAGCAGCAGCTTTGACGGCTCAATGGTGGTTGAGCTAACCGGGAAGCGCACTAACGGCGCGCCGGTGTCCCTTTCGGTATCAACAGGAGCAGACAATGGCAGTAATTGACCTTTCCCAGCTCCCCGCGCCGCAAATCGTTAAGGTGCCGGACTTTGAATCGCTTCTGGCTGAACGTAAGGCCGCGTTTGTGGCCCTGTATCCGGCAGATGAACAGGACGCGGTGCGGCGCACGCTTGAGCTGGAATCTGAACCCGTCACCAAACTGCTGCAGGAAAACACCTACCGCGAGATTTTGTTACTGCAGCGTGTCAATGAAGCCGCGCAGGCGGTCATGGTGGCGTATGCCATGAGCGGCGATCTCGATCAGCTGGCGGCCAACTATAACGTGACGCGCCTGATAGTAACGCCTGCCGACAACGATGCGGTGCCGCCGGTCGCTGCCGTTATGGAAAGTGACGAGGCGCTGCGTCTGCGTGTTCCTGCTGCATTCGAAGGTTTGTCCGTTGCGGGGCCGACGGCGGCATATGAGTTTCATGCTAAAAGTGCGGACGGGCGCGTGGCGGACGCCAGCGCAACCAGTCCGGCACCGGCGGAGGTGTTGCTTACCGTGCTGAGCCGTGAGGGAGACGGTACGGCAGGGGCGGAGCTGCTGGCGGTTGTTGAGCAGGCGCTTAACAGTGAGAGCGTACGCCCGGTTGCGGATCGCCTGATGGTGCGCAGCGCCGAAATTATCCCGTACCGCGTTGATGCAACGATTTTTCTGTATCCCGGTCCGGAAGCTGAGCCGGTGATGGCTGAGGCTAAAGCCAGCCTGCAGAAGTACATCGCCAGTCAGACGCGGCTGGGACGTGATATCCGGCGTAGTGCGATTTATGCCGCTTTGCATGTTGAGGGTGTCCAGCGTGTGGAACTGGCGTCCCCGCTGGATGATGTGGTGCTGGATAAGACGAAGGCAGCATCCTGTATGGAATGGAGCGTAACCAACGGGGGCACGGATGAATAACCTGCTGCCGCCCGGTTCGTCACCGCTTGAGCGCCGCCTGGCGCAGACCTGCAGTGGGATATCCGATCTGCAGGTGCCGCTGCGTGATTTATGGAATCCGGCAACGTGTCCCGTTGCTTTTCTCCCGTATCTGGCCTGGGCCTTTTCCGTTGACCGCTGGGACGAAAGCTGGACCGAAAGCGTGAAGCGCCGGGTGGTGCAGGACGCTTTCTATATCCATCAGCACAAAGGAACAACCAGCGCCGTGCGGCGTGTCGTGGAGCCGTTCGGCTTTCTGATCCGCATCGTTGAGTGGTGGCAGACCGGTGAAGCGCCGGGCACGTTTCGCCTGGATATCGGCGTGCAGGACCAGGGCATTACGGAAGAAACCTATCTGGAGCTGGAGCGGCTGATTAGTGATGCCAAACCGTGCAGCCGTCACCTGGTGGGTATGTCCATTAACCTGCAGACCAGCGGCGATCTGTGGGTAGGTGCTGCTACCTATACCGGCGAAGAAATCACGATTTATCCGTACATCAACGAAACCATTATTTCCGGCGGCACCGCTTACGAGGGCGGCGCGGTCCATGTTATTGACACAATGAGAGTGAATCCATGAGCGCAAAATTTTATACCCTGCTGACGGAGATCGGCGCGGCGAAACTGGCAAGCGCCGCCGCACTCGGTGTTCCGCTGAAAATTACCCAGATGGCGGTGGGTGATGGTGGCGGTGTACTGCCCACGCCCAGCGCACAACAGACAAAACTGGTAGCCGAAAAGCGCCGCGCCGACCTCAATATGCTGTATATCGATCCGCAGAACAGCAGCCAGATGATTGCTGAGCAGGTGATCCCCGAAACGGAGGGCGGTTGGTGGATTCGTGAGGTTGGGCTGTTCGACGATACCGGCGCGCTGATTGCCGTCGGTAATTGCCCGGAAAGTTACAAGCCGCAGCTGGCAGAGGGAAGCGGGCGTACCCAGACGGTGCGCATGGTGCTGATTACCAGCAGTACCGATAATATCACGCTTAAAATTGACCCTTCCGTGGTGCTGGCAACCCGTAAGTACGTGGATGATAAGGTGCTGGAACTTAAGGTGTATGTGGATGACCTGATGGCAAAGCACCTTGCTGCTGCAGATCCTCACAGTCAGTATGCGCCAAAAGAGAGTCCGACGCTGACCGGCACGCCGAAAACGCCAACCGCACCGGCGGGAAATAACTCAACCCAGATTGCCAGTACAGCCTTTGTACAGGCGGCGCTGGTTGCCCTGATTAACGGTGCGCCGTCCACACTGGACACGCTGAAAGAAATTGCAGCAGCAATCAACAACGATCCCGCTTTCAGCACCACTATCAACAACGCACTGGCGCTGAAGGCCCCATTAGCAAGCCCTGCACTGACCGGAACGCCAACCGCGCCCACTGCCGCGCAGACGGCGAACAATACGCAGATTGCCACCACGGCCTTTGTGCAGGCGGTGGCAACAACGATAAACAATGCGCTGGCGCTTAAGGCCCCGCTGGCAAACCCTGCTCTCACCGGCGCGCCAACCGCGCCCACTGCCGCGCAGACGGTGAACAATACGCAGATTGCCACCACGGCCTTTGTTAAATCAGCTATTGCGGCGCTGGTTGCTTCATCCCCGGCGGCACTGGATACGCTGAACGAACTGGCTAAAGCGTTAGGCAACGATCCTAACTTTGCCACCACCATGACAAATGCACTTGCGGATAAGCAGCCACTTGATACTACGTTGAGCAATCTTAGTGGAAAGACCGTCGCTGGGATTATTCAATATCTTGGGTTAGGTGAGGCGGCTAAAAGAGGAGTAGGTATTGGACAAAATCAGATACCTGATATGTCCTTTTGGACGGGAACGGATCTAAGCGGGACTGTAACCAGCGGTTGGAGGAAAACACCTGATGGTTATATTGAGCAATGGGGGGTTGGTGCTATAACTACAGATAGCTCACAAGTTGCATTCCCTATTCCTTTTCCGAGTAAAGTTTTATGGGTGGCTGAGCAAGACAACTCAGGCGGAGCCAGAAGAACTTTTTGGCAGTTAAATGAAATTACAAATACCGGATTCACGGCAGTCAATTTAGCAACAATAACCAAGGGGTCAACAACAGTGAATGCCTCGGTTAATGCTCGCGTAACATGGTTTGCAAGAGGAGTCTGAAATGACATATTTATATTCACCAAAAGACAATAAATTCTATCCCTTTTCGCTTAAGGAAAACTATATCTTGCACGCGGTGTGGCCCTCTGAGGGTGTTGAAATTAATGAGGGTGATTTCCAACTTTTTATTAATCCTCCTGATGGTAAGTACCTTGTGGCAGATCGTAATGGTTACCCTGTACTGATTGATATTCCACCTATTACGAGGGAGGAGAAGATTTTACAGCTTGAAAGGGAGCGAAGTGCTCTTTTGGATAGTGCCAAAAATGCTATATCTTCATGGCAGACCAAGCTGATCTTAGGGCGTATTAGTGATGATGAAAGGGATAAGCTAAATTTGTGGTTAGATTATATTGATGCAGTACTGGCTGTTAAGTTCAATACTGCATTTGATGTGGAGTGGCCTACTACACCAAAATTAATCTGACTCGGCAGTAGTAGTCTTCACTCGTTTGTAGTTCAAAATGAAGGACTTGATTTTTTTATTATCTTCGACCAAGTGATAACAGGTTGACGCCATAATCAGATTAATTGCAGCAAGGATGCTCCAGATTAGCCATGTTGGGAGTGAGGCAAGCGTATCATGATACATAGTAATATAAATCATGATAGGAAGTTGCATTAGGTAGAATGAATAACTTATCTTTCCAAGATATATCAGAGGGAGGGTTAAGATGTTTTTATTGATATTAGCGCTTGCTAGGAAGTAAACAATGATACATGTGGCTGGTAAAGTAACATAATTGTTCTGCATCCAACCGTTGTTTTCTGTAGGAGATACAAATAACAATAGTATTAATGCAAGGGCAACCAAGCTATTTTTTAACTTTCTAATTCGGAAGCCTTGGGCGAAGATACAACCAATAGCTACACCGGAGACAAATTCAGGTAAGCGATGGATAGGGCTGACATAGTAATGTGGGAATGCTGCACTTTTTACTAAAATCATCGATATTGGAATGATTAAAGCAGAAATTGCAATGGCGATAATCAGGGCGGTGATTGGTCTTTTTTGTATCAAGGGTAAAATGAAGGGGAAGGTTATGTAGAAAAAAATTTCTGTTGAAACAGACCATGAGCCACCGAAATTCCATTGACTGAAACTTTCAGGGAACCATGACTGGGTGGTTGTGATAAATAATAATATGTATGTTATGGAATGGGTAAGGTCATATTCTGAAAGGAATGGAAGTGTTATTGCACCCATAACCAAATATGCTGGAATTATTCTCGCTATTCTGGAACGATAATAGTTTTCTTTTATGCCGTTTCTTGATGCCCAAGCCATAACAAACCCAGAGAGAACGAAGAAAAAAGACATACCGATGGCCCCATTGCTAATGATGGATTGCCACCAAGCAGAAACATCAGCCTTATATCGAAGGTTACAGTGAAACAAAAACACATAAAAAGCAGTAATAAAGCGGAATATCGTTAGTCCGTGAAGGTCGTTTCTAAGATTCATAATCACATTCTAGTAAGATTTTTCGACGCCAGCAGAGCTGGCCAGCGTTAGCGTCTACGATTCACAGATTCTAAGGTAAAACACATCATATTGCCCGCTCATTGTGTCATTCCCAACACAAAGCCAGACGCGTGCGCCGCACGCGTATCAATCTGAACATAGACGCACCCCTGTAAACCGGAGAAATGCCTTATGGCTCAGGATTACCACCACGGGGTGCGCGTTGTTGAAGTCAACGGCGGCACCCGATCCATTACCACGGTGAGCACTGCCATCGTGGGCATGGTCTGTACCGGCGATGATGCTGATGCGTCCATGTTCCCCCTCAACAAGCCGGTCCTGCTTACTGATGTACTGACCGCAAGCAGCAAAGCGGGCGAGTCCGGCACGCTGGCCCGCTCGCTGGATGCGATTGCAGACCAGGCAAAACCTGTGACGGTTGTCGTGCGCGTGGCGCAGGGCGAAACCGAAGCGGAAACCACCTCCAACATTATCGGCGGCGTGACCGCTGACGGTAAAAAAACCGGCATCAAGGCTCTGCTTTCGGCGCAGTCGCAGCTCGGCGTCAAGCCGCGCATTCTCGGCGTGCCCGGGCATGACACGCAGGCGGTTGCTACTGAATTGCTCAGCGTGGCGCAGAGCCTGCGCGGGTTTGCCTACCTGTCCGCCTACGGGTGCAAAACGGTGGAGGAAGCCATTGCCTACCGCGACAACTTCAGCCAGCGAGAAGGGATGCTGATCTGGCCTGACTTCATTAACTTTGACACCGTGCTGAATGCAGATGCGACGGCTTACGCCTCCGCCCGTGCGCTCGGCCTGCGCGCCAAAATTGACGAGCAGACCGGCTGGCACAAAACCCTGTCCAATGTGGGCGTGAATGGTGTTACCGGGCTTTCTGCAGATGTGTTCTGGGATCTGCAGGACCCGGCCACCGATGCGGGCCTGCTGAACCAGAACGATGTGACCACGCTGATCCGCAAAGACGGCTTCCGTTTCTGGGGTTCCCGCTGCCTCAGTGACGATCCACTGTTTGCCTTTGAAAACTACACCCGCACGGCGCAGGTGCTGGCCGACACCATCGCAGAAGCACACATGTGGGCAGTGGATGGTGTACTTAACCCGTCGCTGGCCCGCGACATTATCGAAGGTATCCGCGCCAAACTGCGCAACCTGAAAACGCAGGGCTACATCATCGGGGCGGACTGCTGGCTGGATGAATCCGTGAATGATAAGGACTCCCTGAAGGCCGGGAAACTCACTATCGACTACGACTACACGCCGGTGCCGCCGCTTGAAAACCTGATGCTGCGCCAGCGTATCACCGATCAATACCTGCTGGATTTTTCCAGCCGGGTTAGCGCGTAAGGGGACCTCATGGCTTTACCACGCAAGTTAAAACACCTGAACCTGTTCAACGCGGGCAACAACTGGCAGGGGATCGTTGAGTCAGTCACCCTGCCGAAATTCACGCGCAAGTTTGAAAAGTATCGCGGCGGCGGTATGCCCGGATCGGTGGATGTCGATCTGGGGCTGGATGACGGCGCGCTGGACACGGAATTTTCAGTAGGCGGCACCGAACTGCTGTTATTCAGGCAGATGGGGGCGACCACTGTTGACGGCATTCAGCTGCGCTTTACCGGCTCCATTCAGCGTGACGACACCGGGGAAGTGCAGGCTGTGGAGCTGGTTGTGCGCGGGCGTCATAAGGAAGTGGATTCCGGGGAATGGAAGACCGGCGAAAGTAACACCACCAAAGTGAGCAGCACCAACAGCTACGCGAAGCTGACCATTAACGGCGAAGTGCTCTATGAGGTCGATCTGGTCAACATGATTGAAATCGTTGACGGCGTGGACCTGATGGAAGCGCACCGTAACGCCCTGGGCCTCTGATTAACTTAACGGCGCGGGCAGCCGCGCCAGTAACCTATTAACAGGAAGAGAACATGACCGACAAACTGACTGAAAAGACCGTACAGCTGGATACTCCCATCAAGCGCGGTAAAACCGAAATCACGGAAATTGTGCTGCGCAAACCCCAGTCCGGCGCACTGCGTGGCACCCGCCTGCAGGCCATCATGGATATGGACGTGGGCGCTATGATGACCGTCATTCCGCGTATCTCCACGCCGACCCTGACGGCGCAGGAAATGGCAGAACTGGACCCCGCCGATCTCACCGCGCTGTCGGTTGAGGTGGTGACTTTTTTGTTGAAGAAGTCGGTACTTGCCGGTTTACCGACAGTCTGACGGTTGACGATCTGGTGGCAGATATTGCCACCATTTTTCACTGGCCGCCGTCCGTCACTGACGTTATGCCGCTGACCGAGGTGCTGGAATGGCGGCATAAAGCAATTCAGAGAAGCGGGGCCAGCGATGAGTGACACTAACCTGCGTCTGCAGGTGATTCTTAATGCGGTTGATAAACTCACCCGCCCATTCCGTACTGCGCAGGCCAGCTCAAAAGAGCTGGCTACCGCCATTCAACAGAGCCGCGCCAGGCTGAAAGAGCTGGATGCTCAGGCGGGCAAAATTGAAGGCTTTCGTAAAACCAGCGCGCAGCTGGCCGTCACCGGTAACAACCTTAAAGCCGCCCGCGAAGAAGCGGCCCGGCTCGCCACGCAATTTAGCGATACAAACCGCCCGACTGCGGCGCAGGCGCGTCTGCTTGAGCAGGCCAGAAACCGCGTTTCTGAGCTGCAGACTAAATACAACGGCCTGCGCCAGTCGGTGCAGAAGCAACGCCTTGCGCTGAACGAGGCCGGAATGGATACCCGGAAGCTCAGCAGCGCCCAGCGCGAGCTGCGCCAGAGTGCCGACGAAACCCGGCAGGCGCTGGACCGTCAGCAGAAATCCCTTAAACGGCTCGGTGAGCAGCAGGCCAGGGTTAATGCTGTCAGGGAGCAGTATTCACGGAGCCTTGAAGTACGGGATCGCATCGCCGGGGCCGGGGCCACGACTTCAGCCGCAGGGCTGGCAATGGGCGCGCCGGTCGTGGCGGCGGTGAAAAGCTATGCCAGCATGGAAGATGCCATGAAAGGCGTGGCAAAGCAGGTCAATGGACTGCGTGACGATGACGGCAACCGCACCGCCCGGTTCTATGAAATGCAGGATGCGATCAAGGCTGCCAGTGAACAGCTGCCCATGGAACATGGCGCGGTGGACTATGCCGCCCTGGTCGAAGGTGGCGCGCGTATGAACGTGGCGAGCCCGAATGATTCATGGGAAGACCAGAAGCGTGACCTTCTGGCCTTTGCCAGTACGGCAGCCAAAGCGGCAACCGCGTTTGAACTGCCCGCCGATGAACTGTCCGAAGGTCTGGGTAAAATCGCCAGTCTCTACAAGGTGCCGACCCGCAATATTGAGCAACTGGGCGATGCGCTGAACTACCTGGACGATAACGCCATGTCGAAGGGCGCGGACATTATCGACGTGCTGCAGCGCATGGGGGGCGTGGCTGACCGTCTGGACTTTCGTAAGGCAGCGGCGCTTGGCTCCACGTTCCTGTCACTTGGCGCAGCGCCGGAAGTGGCAGCCAGCGCCGCAAACGCCATGGTGCGTGAGCTGTCCATTGCCACCATGCAAAGTGACCGCTTTATGGATGGCATGGATCTGCTGAAGCTCAAGCCTGAAGAGCTTGAAAAGCAGATGACGAAGGATGCCATGGGCACCATTCTGCGGGTGATGGAAAAGGTGGAAAAGCTGCCGCAGGACAAGCGCCTGTCCGCCATGACAATGCTGTTTGGCAAGGAATATGGCGATGATGCAGCAAAGCTGGCTAACAACCTGCCGGAGCTGCGCCGCCAGCTGCAGCTCACTGCGGGTAGTGGCGCAAATGGCTCAATGCAGAAAGAGTCCGACATAAACCGGGATTCCCTTTCTGCGCAGTGGATGCTGGTAAAAACGGGGGCGCAGAACGCCTTCAGCAGCCTGGGCGAAACGCTGCGCCTGCCGCTGATGGATATCATGGATTATGTGAAAAGCGTAACCGGGGCGCTGCGGCGCTGGATTGAAGTTAATCCGCAGCTGGCAGGCACGCTGATGAAAGTGGCTGCCGCTACAGCTGCGATCACGCTTGGGCTTGGTACGTTAGCCGTTGTGGTGGCGGCTGTGCTGGGGCCGCTGGCAGTTTTGCGGTTTGGCTTTTCCATGCTCGGCGTAAAAACGCTGCCGTCTGTATTCGCGGCGGTTACGCGCACCGGCAGCGCACTGACATGGCTGGCGAATGCGCCGCTTTCCCTGTTGCGGCGCGGAATGGCTTCCACGGGGGCTAACACTGGCCTGCTTACTGCCCCGCTGAATGCCCTGCAGCGTTCAGCCGGAGTCGTGGGCAATGCACTGAAAGCTGTGGCGGGTGCGCCGCTGACAGTATTCCGCGCCGGAATGGCCGGAACGCGCAGCGTGATAGCGGCGGTGATGAATCCCCTGGCGGCGCTTCGCGGAGGACTGACCGCTGCCGGGGGCGTCCTGCGCTTTCTGGTATCCGGTCCGCTCGCCTTACTTCGCGGCGCGCTGTTCGGTATTTCGGGATTGCTGGGTGCGCTACTTAGCCCTGTCGGGCTGGTAGTTACTGCACTTGCGGGTGTGGCACTGGTCATCTGGAAATACTGGCAGCCAATCGGCGCTTTTCTGGGCGGCGTGGTGGACGGATTCAGGGCTGCGGCAGCCCCCATCAGCGCAGCCTTTGAACCAGTCCGGCCTTTGTTCCAGTGGATAGGGGATAAGGTGCAGGCGCTCTGGGGATGGTTCCGGGATCTGCTTACGCCGGTTAAATCCACGGCTGAGGAGCTGAACAACGCGGCCGCCATGGGCAAAAGGTTTGGTGAGGCTCTGGCTGAAGGCCTGAACATGGTCATGCACCCGCTGGAGTCGCTTAAATCTGGCGTAACGTGGCTGCTTGAAAAACTGGGAATTGTCAGCCAGGAGGCTGCGAAAGCGAAGCTGCCGGACCAGGTGGTGAAGCAACAGGCCGCCACGGTGAACAGTGAGGGGAAAGTGGTGCTGCCGCCTGGCGGATTTCCCATGATGGGCTTTGCGGGCATGTATGACAACGGGGGCGCAATCCCGCGCGGCCAGTTTGGCATAGTCGGAGAGAATGGCCCCGAAATTGTGAACGGCCCGGCAAACGTGACCAGCAGGCGGCGCACGGCGGCGCTGGCATCGGTTGTGGCCGGAACCCTGGGCATGGCGGCGGCACCTGCAGAAGCTGCACCCCTGCATCCGTTCAGCCTTCCCGCAATGGCATACAAACAGAGCCAGCCCGCGAAGGCGGAGCGCGCACCGGCAGTAATGCACTTTGAAACGCACGCGCCGATCACAATTCATGCGCAGCCAGGGCAGAACCCGCAGGATATTGCGCGCGAAGTTGCCCGCCAGCTTGACGAGCGCGAACGCCGCACCCGTGCGAAGGCGCGCAGCAATTACAGTGACCAGGGGGGATATGAATCATGATGATGGTGCTGGGGCTATACGTTTTCATGCTGCGCACGGTGCCGTATCAGGAGCTACAGTATCAGCGCAACTGGCGGCATGCGGTTAACAGCCGCATCAATCGCCGCCCGTCAACGCAGTTTCTTGGCCCGGACAACGACTCGCTGACGCTGTCCGGCGTCCTGCTGCCGGAAATCACCGGGGGCAGGCTGTCACTGCTGGCGCTGGAGCAGATGGCGGAACAGGGCAAGGCATGGCCCCTGATTGAGGGCAGCGGGACCATATACGGCATGTTTGTGATCGAGGGTCTGAGCCAGACAAAGACGGAATTTTTCGAAAGCGGGATGCCGCGGCGGATTGAGTTCACGTTGACGCTCAAGCGGGTGGATGAATCGCTGTCAGGTATGTTCGGCAGCCTGAGCGATCAGCTCAGTAACCTGAAAGACTCCGCATCATCTGCGATAGGGAATATTACTAATACGGTTGGAGGTTTACTGCAGTGAATTTCAGCTCTGAACTCCTTAGCCTGTACGGAAAAAGCCCGGCCTTCAATATTGTTATCGAGGGCAAGGACGTTACAACCGTGCTGGATAATCGCCTGATGGGCGTGATGCTCACCGATAACCGGGGCTTTGAAGCGGACCAGCTTGATCTGGAACTGGACGACGCGGACGGGCAGATTGTCCTGCCGCGCCGTGGTGCGGTCATTCAGTTTGCGCTGGGATGGGAAGGCCAGCCGCTTTTCCCTAAAGGGGCGTTTACCGTCGATGAAATTGAGCACAGCGGCGCGCCTGATCGCCTCACGATTCGCGCCCGCAGTGCTGATTTCCGCACAACCCTGAATATCCGCCGTGAAAAGTCATGGCATCAGACAACCGTAGGGGACGTTATCAGGGAAATCGCCACCCGCCATAATCTGCAAATGGCTATCGGTCAGGACCTGTCAGGCCGGCCACTGGAGCACCTGGACCAGACGAACGAAAGTGACGCGAGTTTTCTGATGAAGCTGGCACGCCAGTACGGGGCTATAGCTTCAGTCAAAAGCGGCAATCTGCTGTTTATCCGGCAGGGGCAGGGGAGAACGGCAAGCGGAAAGCCGCTGCCGGTTGTGACCATCACGCGAAAGGATGGTGACGGCCACCGTTTCACCCTGGTAGACCGTGGCGCTTATACCGGCGTTATTGCCAGCTGGCTGCATACCCGGGAACCAAAGAAAAAGGAAACGACGAAAGTTAAGCGCCGCCGCAGGAAGACCACGAAACCAAATGAGCCGGAGGCTAAACAGGGGGATTACCTGGTCGGTACGGATGAAAACGTGCTGGTACTTAACCGGACCTATGCAAACAGGGCTAATGCTGAACGGGCTGCAAAAATACAGTGGGAGCGCCTGCAGCGCGGGGTGGCTTCGTTTTCCCTGCGGCTCGCAGAAGGCCGGGCCGATCTCTATACGGAAATGCCGGTGAAGGTCATTGGCTTTAAGCAGCCCATTGATGATGCAGAGTGGACTATCACCACGCTGACGCATACTGTTACCCCGGACAATGGGTTTACGACCAGTCTGGATCTCGAAGTGAAAATAGATGAGTTCGATATTGAATGATTAGTTCCAAAATGAGAACAATAATGTATCATTATTGCGATCTGGTTAAGAGTGAGGGCTGAACGAAATGATGAATTGTCCGATGTGCGGCCAGGCCGCGCATACACGCAGTAGCTTTCAGGTTTCCAGTGAAACCAAAGAACGATATAACCAGTGCACCAATATTGAGTGCGGGCATACGTTCGTGACGCATGAAACATTTGTCCGTTCTGTGTGCCGTCCGCAAAAGATCAGCGCCGCACCGCCTCATCCGAAAGGAATGCAGGAACAATTAGCTTACTGATACTGACCCGCCGCTGGCGGGTTTTTTATTACCTTTTGTCGCCACGGCAAAAGCTCTGCCGCCACTTTGTCGCCATGCATGTGAAAGTGGTGTTTTAAGTATTTGATTTTATGGGGTATGAATTTAAGGCAACAAAAAACCCATCAACCTTGAACCAAAACGGCGGGGTTGATGGGCTCCACAAATTGGGGACATCAAAGAAAAGCAGTGGCAATAGTTATGACTGACGTATGACAGAAAAGTTCTGCGCATCACGAAAATTTTTCGCCAATGCGCACATTTCTCGCTTATCCCAGCCCCGGCCAGATGATGATAATCAAGGTCCCCGCCAGGGTTAACAGCACGTTAGCGATGGCGTAGGTGCCTGCGTATCCCAACGCCGGGATGTTGCTGCGTGCGGTATCGCTGATGATTTCCATCGCAGGGGCACAGGTACGGGCCCCCATCATGGCGCCAAACAGCATGGCGCGGTTCATGCGCAGCACGTAGGCACCGAACAGGAAACAGATCACCACCGGCACCAGGCTGACGATTAACCCGGCCACCAGCATCTGCCAGCCCACCGCGCCCAGGCTGTGGCCAATGCCGCTGCCCGCGCTTAAGCCCACGCCCGCCATAAACACCATCAGGCCAAACTCTTTCACCATGTTCAGCGCGCCCTGCGGGATATAGCCGAAGGTCGGGTGGTTGGCACGCAGGAAGCCGAGCATGATCCCGGCGAACAGCAGACCGGCGGCGTTACCGATGCCGAAGCTAAAGTTGCTGAACTGGAAGGTGATCATCCCGATCATCAGGCCGACAATAAAGAAGGCGCAGAAGGCCAGCAGGTCGGTCACCTGGCTGTGAATGGAGATAAAGCCGATGCGGTCGGCGACGGTCTTCACGCGGCGCGTGTCGCCGCTCACCTGAAGCACATCCCCCTTGTTCAGGACGATGTTGTCATCGATCGGCATCTCAATCTGGCTGCGGATCACCCGGTTGAGGAAGCACCCGTGATCGGTCAGCTTGAGCTGTGCCAGACGGCGACCGACGGCGTTGTGGTTCTTGACCACGATCTCTTCGGTGACGATGCGCATGTCGAGCAGGTCGCGGTCGAACACCTCTTTGCCGTTACGGAAGCTCGGATCGAGACGAGCGTGCGCATCCGGGTAGCCCACCAGCGCAATGTCATCGCCCATCTGCAACACCGCATCGCCGTCCGGGTTCGCCAGAATGCCGTTACGACGAATACGTTCGATATAGCAGCCGGTCTGGCGATAGATGCCCAGCTCGCGAAGATTTTTACCGTCCGCCCAGGCTACCAGCTCCGGGCCGACGCGGTAGGCGCGGATCACCGGGAGATAGACTTTGCGCTTGCTGTCGGTGTCCAGACCGCGCTCGCGGGCGATCTGCTGGGCGCTGGTCTGCAGATCCTGATGCTGCAATTTCGGCAGATAGCGTGCGCCGACGATCAGGCTCACCAGACCAATCAGATAGGTCAGGGCATAGCCGAGGCTGAGGTGATCCAGCGCCAGCGACAGCTGGGCGTTATCCAGCCCGAGATGGCGCAGCGTATCCCCGGCACCCACCAGCACTGGCGTGGAGGTCATCGATCCGGCCAGCATGCCTGCCGTCAGGCCGATATCCCAGCCAAACAGTTTGCCTAAACCTAACGCGATGAGCAGGGCGCTGCCCACCATCACCAGCGCCAGCATCAGATAATTTTTGCCGTCGCGGAAGAAAATAGAAAAAAAGTTGGGTCCAGCTTCAACGCCGACACAAAAAATAAACAGCATAAAGCCCAGGTTCAGGGCGTCGGTGTTAATACTGAAATGCTGCTGGCCTAATAATAACGAAACGACTAAAACGCCAATAGAATTACCGAGTTGGATCGACCCGAGACGTAATTTACCCAGGCAAAGACCCAGAGCCAGTACCACAAATAATAACAGGATGTAATTCCCGTTTAACAATTCTGCGACGTTTATGTTCACGGAGGATAACTTTTCGTTTACCAGTAAGTGGTTGAAGGGGTGGGATATTTAGGCTACTGTTTTGCACTGTAAGAGGAGGTAGGTCCCTCCCGATCGCGTATTATAATATATCCCACAAAGTAATATCAAACTATTAGTTAATTTTTAACAAATATCACCCTTTGATAGCGATGACGAAAAGACGTGCTGATTTTGGCAAGGAATGCCGGGTGACTCAACTAATTGGCGTCCACGGGACGAAAAAAGTATTTGTCCGAAATGGCAGGGGGATAGATTGAATATTAAACGTAACTGGTCTGGAGTGGCTTGCTGCTTTTTACTCTTCACTGCGGTGTGCGTCAGTCTGACGTTCAAACTGAAGGGGGCGTTTTTTTCTGCGGGTTACCCTGGGCTGGGATTACTTTTCTTCACGTTACCGGGGATCGCTGCCAGCTTCTTCTCCCGCGGGGGAGAGGTGATCAGACCGCTAATGGGGGCGATCCTCGCCGCGCCGGTCTGCCTGGTAGTGATGCGGATGATGTTTATCTCTTCACGGACGCTGGTGCAGGAACTGGCCTGGCTGCTGAGTGGGATCTTCTGGTGTGCGTTAGGTGCGCTGTGCTTTCTGTTTGTACGCCGGGCGCTGGAACATCGCCGTGTGAAAGTAAAAACGCCCTCAGAGTGA